GCTGTTCAGTTAACAGTTAACACTCCTCTAGACACATCAACTCTTTAATTTATAATTAAAAAGGCGATGGAAGTCCAATACCCTCACCATTTATTTGGTGGGGGTTTTTTATGACGCTACAATATAGAGGAAATGTATTTTAAGGATTGTGGCTGCAACTATCGTTGCCACGTTGAAGTCAGCAACAGCTAATAGCTATGTGACTTTAGCTGAAGCAGACACTTATTTTGAAACCGTCCCAGACTCAACAACTTGGGATAATAAGACTGATGATCAAAAGAAAAGAGCATTAATATCTGCTTGCAGATGGATTGATAGTCTTAATTTTTTTGGTGATCGTTGTGATGACGGACAAGCATTAAAATGGCCTAGAAATAATTACGAAGTTGATAATGTAGAACTTGCTTGTACTGCAATCCCTGCAAACATCAAATATGCACAATACGAAGTAGCTAGAGCATTAGCGAATGAAACTGACGCTATTACAGGAAATAAGGGTACTGATGGTACTTATGAACAAGTTGAATTAGGAGACATTAAAGTTAAGTACAATACCGATAGTCAGGGTGTTGGAACGGTTAATAACATTTTTGATGTTTATCCTTGGTTACAAAGTTATTTAGGTGCTTATTGCCTTGGTGGTTCTGGAAGCTTCCAAGTTAGAGTGGCAGGAAGAGGTTAATTATGGCAGGAGCATTAGACACAGCATTTAAAGCAATTGCCAAGCAAGTTGTAGCTGATTTCGGATCAGCTTTAGATACAACGATTACTTATACACGTAAGGTTGCTGGCACGTATAACACTGCCACAGGAGCTTTAGCGACAACAGATACTGCTTATTCAAATATTAAAGTACCAATTGAATTCATACAGGCAGAAGAGGATGAAGGGAGGGAAATAAGACGAGCAAAGTTATATATAACACCTGATTTAATAGGAGATAATCAACCTACGTTTGAAGATGAGATTACGTTGAGTTATGCAGGAGGAAATAAGGTTGCACAAATTATTGATATAGAGACAAAACGTGGTGGGCAAGTTTATTTACATACAGTTCAGGTGAGGTTCTAATGGCTAGGAGGGCAAGGAGAAGGAAGCCAAAACAAAGTTACGCAGAATTACAGGCAGCGTTAAGTAGAAAAGAAACGCCCGATAAGTTTATGAGCAATATTGAGAAAGATTTATATGCAGAGATTGAAGATGATTTTAATTTATTAATTCAAGCTACTATTTCTGACTTAACAAGTGATGCTGATGAAGGTGGTTATAGTCCTGTTTTAACAGGTTTCTTTGCCTCTAACTGGAAAGCAAATAAAAGACCAATTAATAGAACAGAAACTCTAAAAGGGACTGCGTGGGAGAATATAAGAAAAACGACAAGAGTAATAGGAGGGAAGAAAACAACTGTTTTATCTCCAGGGTATGAACCTATTATTGAACAACGTCATGCTGTTCCAGAATTTAAATTAAAAGATAGAGTTTATATTGGTAGTGCAGTTAAATATGCTCCATACGCTGCGATGTCTCCTAAATCAAAATTACTGAATTATATTTCAGGAGGTGGTGGTGGAACTGCTTCTTTAAATCAAAGATTAAATGAAATAATGACAGACAAGAAAGCAGATGTTCGTATTGGTGGAAATGTGTTTGGAGGAATTGAAACAGCTAGACTCAGAAGAGAATATGAGCCAGGTTTTAGACCTAGAACTGGCTATGAGAAAACTCAAGGTTCTTAAACAATGACACTTGTAAAAGCTAGAGCCGCTTTTGAAAAAGCAATTACTGATGCAGTAGCAGCTGCTGATGCTTCTGTAAAAATGATTTATGACAATATTGCTTATACAACTCCTGGTAAGACAGTTAAATACATCATTTTAGGCGTTAATTTTGGTCAAGCAACGATGCAAAACCAAGGTGCTTCCAGTGATTATTATTCAGGTTTTATTCAATGCAATGTTTATGTTCCTAAGAACAAAGGGACATCAATACTAGCTGCTATTAGTGAGTCAGTCATTGATGGTATGACCTCTGTTAATGCTTCTGACTATGTTGATACTTATAGTTGTAAACCCAAAGTAAGGGATGTTGTAGGGCCAGGAATATTTGATACTGAAAACGATTCACATTGTATGGCTGTAATAACCTGCGAATTTTCTGCAAACGCTTAGTATAGTATTAATACTAATCGAATCCTAACTTATGGTTAAGGCCATTGAACTTCTCCGCAACAAATTTGGAGTTAGTCAGTTATATCAACATGACGTTGTTAAAGATGGTGAAACTGTCTTAACTGTATATTGGAATCCATTAACAATTGCAGAAAGAGAATCAATTCAGAAAAAAGCAGGAACAAGTGATGCTAATGATTTTGCATTAGCTTTGATGATTCAAAAGGCTTTAGACAAAGATAGTAAAAGGTTATTCCAAGATGGTGATAAAGCTGCTTTAAGACGAGAAATTGAAGCTGCTGTTTTGCAAGAAATACAGTTAGCAATGCTTGAATCTGGAACAGATAAGGAGGTGGAAGAAGTTCAGGCTGACTTGAAAAGCTAATAAGCTTTGGTATTTTATGTTTTCTCTAGCTAAAGAGTTAGGGATGACGGTATCTCAGTTGTCTAATAATTTGACGATGGAAGAGTTGGTTGGATGGTCAGCTTATTTTGCGTTAAAGAATGAAGAAGATGAACGAGAAAAAGATAAAGTTCAAAAAGGTACTGCTAGTCGGGTACAAACAAGGTAAAGTAGGGTGAAGTTTATCGGGTTAGAAAGGAGTGGCTGCTGACTATACCCGAGTTATAGTTTTTAAAGTAGAAGATCAGGCAATAAAACGTGCCACTGATCGTATTACTCGTAGCTTAGAAGGTATTGAAAAAACTTTAGGACGTATTGAACAGAAAGGATTTGGAAAAATAGCGAAAGAAGCTGATGTAGCAGCTAAATCAATAGATAAATTAAGTAAAAGTGCAAGAGGATTGAAAGGTTTTCAATCTGAATTAGGCAAAAATCTTATGACCACGAAAGGCGGTGGCAGGGTTTTGAGTGGGGGTTTGCTGGGAGCAGCAATGGGTGGAAATTGGTTAAAGAATCAAATGGGTGGATTGAAAGATGCAGCCAATGCGATTCTTCATCCGTTCAGTAAAGCAACAGAGGTAGCTACTGTAAAGACAGGAGCGTTAAGTGCAGGTTTAACAAAATTATCAGCACTTGCTTCTGCACAGCCTGTCGCTGCTGCGGCGATGGCTGTTGCTTATATGGCTTTTGGAGATCAAATAAATCGAGTAGCCAAGCAAGGCATAGTTGGATTACTTGGGGGTTTAGATAAGTTAGGAAAGAAAGCCTATGACGCTACAGGTTTATGGCGACCTTTAAATTATGAATTAAAAGAAACGGTTAAACTTCAAGAGCAAGTTGTTAGACAGCAAAATCTATTTAAGCTTCCAGGTGGAAGAATTGGGCCAAAGAATAGAGCTTTTGGTATTAGACAGCAAGGAACACCAATAGAAGAAGAAGTAAGGATGAGGAATAGAGCTATAAACCAAAGGGCTGCTGAACAGAGAGAAGCAAAAATGATTGCGGATGGCCCATATAAATCGGGGTGGAGTCCTTCTCTTTCGAGAGCAAGTCAAAGACGTATCAAATTAGATTCTGAATTTAAAAATCTACCAAGTGTAAAAGCAGCCAGAAATCTTGAGGCTATTGAGAAAAAGAGATTGCTTATAGCTAGAAGGCATCTTCGGGCAAATGAAAAACTAGTGAAGATTGGGTTAAATAGGGAAGCACTTGGAATAGTAACACCAGGAAGAAATGCAAATACTGTTACAGGTTTTAGTGCTGATCAATACGGGCCTCAACCTGCTCCTTTAACTAGGATGCAAAGGTGGGGAATTGGAAAGGGAGCGAATCAAAGAGGATGGGCAGCTTCTCCTGGTGGGGTAGGAGGTAGATGGAAGGGAGCAGCGCAAAGTGGAATGATTGGTGGGGGTTTCCCTCTATTGTTTGGTCAAAGCCCTGCTGCTGCTGTTGCTGGTGGTATTGGTGGTACTTTGGGTGGTGCGTTAAGCCCTGGATTTGGATTTGCTGGTTCAATTATTGCAACTGCTGCTGCACAAAAAATAGGAGAAATTGTTGCATTTAGAAAATCAATTAAAGAGTTAAACGCAGATATGCAAAGTATGGGATTTAACGCTGGATTTAGTGCAAAAGAGATAACAAGATTAGGTAAGTCATTAGGAATAACAAAAGAAGAAGCTGTTCAAGTTGCAGAACAATTTAAACGATTTGGAAAGTCTGGAGGTTTATTTGCTAAAGCTTTTGGAGGAGATTTTGCAAAATTCTCGGCAGTAGCACAAGCCGATGATATTAGTACAGCGATGCAAGCAATAAAAACTTTGAATAAAGATATGACGTTAGAAGAAGAATTAAGATTAACTCTTGCATTAAGAAGGAAAGGTGTTGAATCTACTATTAATGAATTAATAGAAGATACTTTAGAAAAACAAAAAAAAGCGATTATTTCAGGTCATCAAATAGATTCTGGAACGACAAGAGTTCGTCCTGCTGTAAAACGGAGACAAGCAGCCGAAATCAAAGAAATAGATGAAGGCAATATTAAAACTATTGAAGAGTTGACAAAAATCAGAGATCTTTATAGTGAAATAAGAATAGCGGCAGAAGAAAATTCTTATTCTGTTGTTAAAGCTGTTGAAAATATAAATACAGAATTAAGAAAATTAAATAGTCCACAATATCAAGTTATTGAATTATCTAAATCAATTGGTTCATCGTTTAGTGAATCATTTAAAGGAATAATTCAAGGAACAATGACTGTTCAAGATGCGTTTAGAAACATGTTTAGTCGCATTGCAGATCATTTCTTAGATATGGCTGCAAGGATGGCTGCGGCTCAGTTACAGAAAGGAATATTGAGTTTGTTTAATTTTGGCCCTTCTAATTCCTTAGATAGTGTTTACAACTCAGATCTTTCTAGTAATCCAATGGTTACAAGTTATTTTGGAGGTGGAAAAGCAGCAGGAGGCCCAGTTAAAGGAGGAACTTCTTATGTTGTTGGAGAAAAAGGCCCAGAATTATTTGTTCCAGGTTCTAGCGGTAATATCGTTCCAAATCATGCAATGGGAGGAGCAAATATTGTTGTTAACGTAGATGCTTCTGGTTCGTCAGTAGAAGGTGATGCAGGGCAAGCTGAACAATTAGGACTTGCTATCTCTCAAGCTATACAATCAGAATTAATGCAACAAAAACGCCCTGGAGGACTACTTTACCGTTAATTATGGCAACTTTTAATGATACTGATTTAAGTACTACAACAGGTGCTACAACACCTAGTTATAACGCTTCCAGATCAAGTGCTCCTGATACAAGAATCGTAAAATTCGATGATGGGAATTATGAGCAGCGTTTAAAATTTGGTTCATTTAATAATGATCCAAAAGAATGGTCTTTAAAGTGGAATGTCTCTAAAGCTGATGGAGATAAGATTGAAGATTTCTTTTCAGCTAGAGCAAACGACAATGCTTCTTTCGACTGGACTCCTCCTAGTGAATCAACTGCTTATAAATTTGTCGTCAATGGTGGATGGAAAAAATCAATTCCATATTTAAATAGAGTTATAATTTCAGCTACATTTAGGCAAGT